TCTGATTTTAACGTACCAATAGATTTTTCAGTTTCTTTTTCCTTCTTTTCAAAACTAACTTCTTCTAATATTTGTTTCGTAAATTTAGAAGGAACTATATTCAAATCCATTCTATTCATACCCTCAATCCAGTCTGGTGGACACGCTGTAGTTTCTATACCAGCTGTAATTCCAATATTATATTTAGCAAAATTCTGAAACTCATTAGGAATAACTACATGAATATGTACATCTGGTTGTCGAGTAAATTGTCCATCGGTTTTCAACCTATCTATTATCATTTTATCATTTGGATCTTGTTCATTTAAAGCATTTTGAGGTGTTGTCCCCCACCGTACTGGAATAATTTTTACATCATATTTATCCATTGATATTAAAGATCTACAAATATCTCTTCCATGCGATCCATATCCACTTCTTGTTGCAACTGGTGCTGTAACTACAACCATTGGTTTATTCATAAATTCTCCTATATCTTGAACATTTCGTAAGGTTTTCTTGAAACCCAATTATCAAAAGTATTATCCATATCTTTTATAAAATTCTGACACATTAAATTTGCTGTCATACCACTTTCTTCTCTAAAACAATATGTTCTTCCCACTTCTCCATATTTAGTTCTATTTTCTTTTCCTTCATCATACCAGTCTTTTATAAGTTGAGCAACATCATCAAATCTACATCTATCATCAAAAATGTAAGGTGTTGGTGGTGAACCTACCATTGATCTATTTGAAGGCCAAACTGGTTTTACCCACTTACCCCAAGTTAAATCTTTATTATTTGCCCATTTTCTATCATCATGAAGAGTATGTACCCATTCATAATCTTTATAAGTTAAATATTTTCCTTTATATTTAAATCCACATTGATCTTGCATACCACCTGTAACATTCAAAATAATTGGAGTCCCTGTCATTAAAGATTCTGTTGTTCCTAATCCCCATCCTTCGTTAGATGCAATATTAATTGTAACATCAGCCATATTATAAAGAAAATTTAAATGTTTACTTTCTAATTTTTGTGTTGAAAATATAACATGACAATCAGGAGCTATATCATCAACAACTCTAGGTAAATCTGTACCATTGTCATCAACTGGAGTAGTATGCATTACTAAAGCACATTTATCAGCTTTTTCTTTTGGTAACATATCACAAAACGTTTTAAATGCCAAAACAACATCTCCTGGCATTTTTCTACGAATATTTCTATTATTAAAAAACAAAATAAAATCTAATTCATCTTGATTTGGAATTGTATCTAATAATCCCCGTTTAAATGATTTTAATTCTTTCCATTCTGAATGCAATTCGGTTACGGGATAAAATAAATCTTCATTTGCACCATGAGGTACATAAGTTATATCACCCCAATCATGTGAATAACTTCTAACATTTTTTACAAGGTTATATGTTTGTTTAGATATATTCATTAATAAATCTACAGAATCATAGAAATCTCTATTCCACATTGGATATGGCAAATCATCCCAAATATTATAATAAAAAATAGGAATATTTTGTCTAACTTCATGCTCCATTTGAAATAACCATATCCAAAATCTGGGGTCTGTATAAATCATTATCGCATCTGGTTTTTCTCTATGAATTAATTCTCTGACTATTTCTTGATTTCCATAACCACTTATGGGATAAATCATTAAATGTGCATCTTCTATCCCAGTTTCTTGTTTTACAGCATCTTTCATATCAACAACCTTGCCATCTTCAGGATGTTTAATAGCACCACCCAATTGGACCCAATCGTAATGATCAATCGTACCCATAACTATTTCTCTTGACATTGTACCAACTCCTGACGACATGCGAAGATCATCAGACATTAATAAAATTTTCTTTTTGTTCCTGTTTTTAAGCATATAACCTCTCTAATATTTAATCGTTTAATAACTGCCTTGTATCACTATCCTTATATACCCGCTCTTTTTTAATATGATCTTCTATAACTTTTAATCGTTCATCCATCTTAACCAAAAGATCATAAATTTTATCAAGTATCTTTAATGCTGGTAAACCATTCATTAAAATTGACTCCCACTTTCTTGTAAATTCTTATGTTCATCTATTTGAGACTTAAATTCTTCATCTTTTACATACAAATCCATTGAACGATTTACCAGTTTTTGCAAAGTAAATTCATCCCTTAAACAGATTTCTTTAAATCTTTTATACAGTTCTATTATAATTTTAACTGTAGTTAATTTTGTTAAACTCATATAACTCTCCGTGTATATACATATATATATCACACTAATTAATAATTACAATCCTTTTATTTAACCTTTTAGCATGATTAATAGTATTTTCAGTACCTTTTGATACCATTCCCTTTGGTATGAAAGCAACTACAAAATCACTATATTCAGCTATTTGTCGGTTTCTCTTAAAGTAATTACTTATATAATAAGGTTTATTATAACTATTTGCTCCTAAAACACAATACATATTATGATTATAATGTGATGGTGGAAACTCTGAATACTTCATATCAAATTCTAATGCAAATTTCTTTGCAAATCCATCTGCTCCTTGTGATTGTCCACCACTTACTATTTCTACACCACCTTCTAAATCTTCTTTTAATTTATATATAAATTCTTTTATTCGTTGTTTATTAGTATATTTCCGGCTTCCCACGATGGCCACTATCCTCATAATCATTCCTCTTTTGTTTCCTTTTTGGTGGTTTAGGTGATGTACAAAATTTAGCACACTCATAAAAATTATCCAGTCCCTTCATTACACCCAATATTCCCCATTCGTTTGGATAAGAATATTGAAATCTAACAGGTTTAGACTCTTCTCCCTCTGGAGTAATATTATACCAAACTTCATCATTTATTTTTATTACATTGCTACTTCTAATAAAAGTTTTATAATTTAAAGTAGATTCCCATTTTTTTAAAAATGATTTAAGTTGTTTTGGGGATACTTCTTCATTAACGTACCATAACCATAAAACAAATGGTCGTTGTATATCTAAATGAATTTCACTAATTTTTGAAACAACCATTTCTTCAAATTCTCCTATAAATTCACTCAATTTTAATCTTACGCTTAATTTACTCCCACCAAGTCCCATTACCTTCTCCTATCACATAAATCTGGTTTATTTTTGAATTCACAAAACCTACAATTTTTATCAGATGGTTCTTTTCTATAAATATGACTTAAATTATATTCCCCATTTTTTGTAAAACATTCCTGAATAAACTCCTTCAATTTTAAATTAACTTTATTAATACTTGGTGTACCATTTGCAGGAACAAAAGTTTGTATTCTACGTTGTGGAAAATCTACCTTTTCATAAAGCTTTCTTTTTAATATAAAATATTCTATATCAATTCTATCTAATGGTATATCAAATTGTTTAGAATAAAACTGTTTATACATAAGTAATTGATTAGATTTATTCTTATCTGCTTTCATATACTTATTCCAACCCATAGTAGAAGTTTTAATATCTATAATCTTTATTCTATCTCTAACAGTATCTTTTATGACTACATCTATATATCCAATAAATTTTATATTGTTATACATATTGAAATCTAAAGGAATCTCTACACCTAAGAGTTCATACCCCCGTTTACTGAAATACATACCTCTATTTTTCTTAAACCAATCTAGCATATGTACACCATGTCCATAAAATTCATTCATATCTTCTTTTGTACAAAATTCTAAACCACCATTGTTTTCAACTATTCCCAAAAAATTACTTTTCATTCTATGAGCTAACAATTCATTTAAATCTATCTCATTTGCAGTTTTAATAGACTCTGTATACATAACAGTAAGATATCTCTGCAATACCTCATGCATTGATGTACCAAATAATGTATGAATATTATCAGTAAATTGTCTATGCTTATCAATGTAATTTAATTTCCACTTATGTGGACAAACTGCCCATTGATTAAATTGACTATAACTTATGCGATTCATCTGATCCAATCTGGTTCAATAATTTCATCTACTAATCCAAACTCTAAACATTGTTTTGCATTTAAATAAAAATCTGTTTTTGTATTTTCAGCCCAATACTCTCTGGATTTAGCAGATGCTTCTGATAATATTTTATTAATAGTTTCATGTAATTCTTTTAAATGATCCGAAGATTTGAGAATATCAGAAATCTTACCTTCTTCAAAAATAGAACCTTCGTGAATCATAACTGTAGAATTTTTAGAAATCCTTCTCTTTCCTGTACCACATGCTAAAATAATAGCAGCAGCTGACATTGCTGCTCCATAACAATGTGTATTTACCTCAACTTTACAATTTTGTATATAATCTATAATACCCAACATAGAATATACATCACCACCATAAGAAGTTATTAATAAATTTATTGGTTTATCTGGATTAACATTTTTTAAAAAATTGATTCTAGTAACCACAAACCATACAGTATTAACATCTAAGGAATCTGATAGATAAATGATATTATTTTTAGCATCTACTCCATAATCTAATTCAAATTTACCTCTTTGATATAATAAACTTTCATTCTGTAACTTTAGTTTTGTCTGTTCCATGCTTTCTCCTTAATCTCTTATCTAAATAATATACATATTTATGTTTTGGTTCTCTATCTACAAAAAATACATTTGGGTCTTTAGCTTCCCATCTTCTTCTAATTTCAATACTATAAGGTTTAACAGGTTGACTTAAAGATCGAGAATGGTATTCTTTTCCATCCACCATTAGTATTCTAGACTTACCAGTAGTTCCCAAATATTCAAAATTTGTTGCTTTATAAATCACTCCACTATGTCCATAATGTTGATCGGCAAACGAAACAACAACTTGATAATTAGTATTTTGTTTTAACCACTTAAATGTTTTTGATATGAAATAACTTTCTGTATTTGTTGGTGTATCATCTACACAACACAATCTTCTTAACTCAACACACCTTGAGGGATCATCTGGGTTATATCTCTTTGCCGTATTTGGCATCGAAGGAATTGCATACATAGCAGCTCCTATCATAACTGGCAACCCAAAGTTTCCTTCTCTATATAATCCAAAACATTCTTTTTGTTGTATACCATTTGTACTATGTGAATAATGATTTTTTCTTATAAATGGATCAATAAACCTACGAGGGACTTCTTCAACTGTGAAGTCTGTAACTTTCATCGCAAATTAAGTTTCTTAATTTCCTTTGGATCCACACCATAACTTTCAATTATAGTTAATATATCTTGTTTACCTTGTTCTGATAAATAATACATATCTAAAGCAGATACTGCTTCAACATTACTTATTTCAAAGTGTTTTGCAACAAGATCTATTACCCATTGTTCATGATTCATATTCTTCTTTCCTTTAACATATTTTAAAAATTGATTTCTTCTTGGTAAAATATCTCTATAAACTCGATATAATTCTTTTGGACTTAATGGATATTTTTGAATTTCATTAATTATTTCTATCCAATCACTCTTCATAGATAAAAACCGATTAGTCATATAATTAGACCAACTCTTTATTTCATAATCTGAATAATCCTCAAGCCGCTCCTTCTGGCTCGTCAGTAGATCCTTTGTCCACTCCCACGGGGCTTTCTTCTTTTGTTTCTGTCTTTTTCTTTTTGTAATCTGTTTCATAAAACCCTTTACCTTTAAATATTACTGCTGATTTTGAAATTCTCTTCTTCATTTCAGTATTACAAAAATAACCTTTAGATTCTTTACGACATATTAATGGTGAAGCTTTTAAAGATTGTAATACTTCTTCTTCATTTCCACAAACTGAACAATAATACTCATAAATCGGCACGGAATATTGAATCCTCTTTTGGTTTATCTTCCAAATCTAAACCTGTACCTTCCAAAAACATCTTTGGAACTTTACCACAATTTCCACAACTATACACTTGAACAGGAATAAGTGCTTCTTGGCCAGAAGGTGATATAATTGGTGAAAGTCTTTTAATCACATGCGCTGTAATAAAGAGATAATTACCACAATCATCACACTTTATAGTATCTGCCTTTTTTAAATCAACTTGAACTTCTGCTCTGGGTAGTGGTTTCATGGGTTTTGTTGTCATTTTATAACTCCTTAAATAATCTCATCTATTAAACCATATTTTTTACAATTTTCAGCATCCCACAATAAATCATGTTTTAATATTTCATCTATTTTTCTCATTGGAACTTTTGTATATTCCTTATACACATTCTTAATAGTAGTCATCATTAAATCAAGATTCTGTTTCTCATCTTCAAACTCAGAATACTTTCCCCAAAAGTTTGTTGATAATTGATGAATTAACATATAAGAATGTCTACTCATAAATCTATAACTTCCAACTACTGACATAAATGTAGCGGCACTTGCACAAAATCCATCTACATAAGTATGAACTGGAACTTTACATCTCAGTATTGTATCCATTGATGAAATACCTGCAGTAATTGAACCACCACCTGAATTTATAAGTATTTTTAAGGTCGGTGGATCCATATCTAAATTATATCCAAGTGTCAAACTTTTAGATTCTATCTCACCTATCTTTTTATTTAATTCTGCTGCACTTTCTCTATTCACACCAGCATAATAATAAATCTTGTTTTCATGAACTGCTATATGTTTTTCTGGTTTA